GGTGTAACTTCCGTGAAATCAACGTATGCAGTTTTCCGGCCGTATTCGCCCCTTACCAAATCCTGAAATTTCTGTCTGTTCATGCCATCCTCCTACTGCGTAGCAAACAAAAAAACCGATAAGACGTTATATAACGTTATATCGGCTGTCAAAAAAATATAGGCGAAACTGTTTGTGCCTATTTACAGTTCACCCATCATACCAAAAATAGCACATAGGGTGTCACCTTGTCAAGTCTTTTTTTAAAATTTTTTCAAAATCTGGCAAATTGTCTTTTTCGTAGTGCTGTTTGCCTTTGCGGTTTCGTTTAGGCTCATGTTCTTTAGGTATCGGTCTATAAATACCTTGCGATTCTTCTTTGGCACTGTTTCGGCTATGCTTACGATCAATGCGCACCTCGACAGGTGGTATGTATAGCCCATGCTTGCTAATTCATCTTCCAACTCCATGATTTTCAGGACTATATCAGCGTTCTTGTCTTTCGTGCCACCGATTTTCCGACTTCCCGTAGCTTCAAAGCCCCGTGTTGTTCTTGTCGCTATCGTATGCAGATTTTCTATACGCTCTTTCAAGCACTGTATAGCTTTTTCTTCATCGTCAAGCAAATACCAATCTGTCTTAATTCCCATACTGCCTCCTCCGAAACGGATTAATAGCCGCTTCTGCTCTTGCATTAGCCCATGTGCCTTCAAGGAAATATGCCAAACTTGCCAGACTATCGGCTGCGTCTTGATGCTTGTGTTTTTGGTTGGCCTTAAAGTTGAAACTGAAAAGGTTAGTCATAAACATACGATATTGCTTGTTCCGGCAAGACGGATCACGGAAATAATATTCCCTAATGCTACCCGCCTTATCCCATATCCTTTGGGCCTTGCGCTTATCAGTGGGTGCATACTCTGACCGCAGGTTTATCTTGATACCCTTTTCCTGCAAGGCCGCATCCACTTCGTCCTTGTAACCTTCGCCACCCTGATTAGCTTCAAAGTAGCCAGATGTTATGTGGTGTTCAAATATCTTGTCGATTATTTGGGGCTTCGTAAACTTCTTCTCGGCATTGTCATAAACCACATCGTCAATATATACACTCCCGTCCTCGTAAACATACGCTATTGGGAAACTCAGGTAATCATCACCGCCTAAAGCTACATCACACGCACAACAGACTTTTAGCGGTTCTTCATTTGGCAAAATCCCGTTGTAGTATTTCATATCCTCCGGCAAGAATACCGCACCTTCTCGCTCAACAGGCTCTTGCATATACTGAGCCATCCACGATGCCATATCCCCGTCATTCTCAAACCTTGCCCTGATCTCACGATACTTAGCCGTTGAAAAACCAACGTCATAGTCATAGTCAAAGTTTGATTCGTCCTTTTCGTTCATAGCGGGTATCTTGATAATCTTGTATCGTGTACCCGGTTGTGCTAATCCCGCCTCCAAAAACTCATGCCTTGTGCAGAAAATGTCATTTAAGGACCAAATCGTGCCAATGCCGATAATCTTGCAGCCCTGTTTCTGTCTGGAAAGCACGTTGTTGTTGAAAAACTTTAGTTTTTTAGCCAAAAGGTCCTGATTAAGCACTTCATTGATACCCTCATGCAGATCATCAAGGATTAGCCAACCTTTAGCGTCAAACTGTCCGTTTAAGCCCGCCTCCATGCCACGCCCGGAAAGTGTAGCGTACTTTTTCCTACGGGTAAGGTTCATTCTATGTGCTTCACTGTCCGTATGCGCTATACTTTCATACGGGAATACCTCGCTAAAGGCGTATGTCGGGTCCTTTATCAGTTCCATAACACCATCCACAAAAGCCCCGCCTAATGTATTTGAGTAGGTTACATACAAGTTTGATGGTTCATCATTCCTTGCACAATGCCATGTTGTAGCCATTGTTACAAGCTGCGACTTTCCAATTCTCGGAGGACAGTGCAAGTACAATTCGTCAAGTTTATCATCTTCCAAGTCCTGAATAGCATCAACAAACATTTTCAAACGCTTACGCCTCGGCTCATAAAATCGCTCTTTTTTAGGTCTGTATCGCTCAACATACAGGCAAAAACTGTCTAACTCATACTTAGCGGCGTATCTCATGCAGTTATAGTATTGGTTTATAATCTTAAAGCCCTGTTTCTGATCTTGCGATAACTGTTCAAGCTGTTCAAACGTGCCTCTTGACTTCGTGGCTATGTGTTCCCTAATCACATTCATAGCCCTATGTGCTACTTCTATCGTCCATTTCGGATCGCCTATTTCGTCAACAAGCCTTACGGCTAATTCCATAGCATTAACAAGTTTATCATCTGCGCCATTGTATTTCTGGTAAGTCTGATACTCCGATAGCCTTATCTCGATTTCTTCTCTGTTCATCCCTTGCTTTTATCTCAGCCTCCGTCTTTATGAACGGTAACACCGTTGTTGTCTTGCCACACGCATACCATACCTGATACCATTTCCAAAATGTGTTGTAGGACATTCCAAGTTTCTTAGCACACTTAGCGTACATTACCGGGTCAACATAAGTGTATTCAGGCATTTCCATAACCACACTATCCCATTTCTCTTTAGTCATCCACATATACGCTTTTGTGGCCTCTATCCCGCCTTTTGCCGATGTTATCATTTTCGCTCCTCACTTACGCTCTTTGGTAAAATACCTACAACTCTTGCAAAATTCATGGGGAAAGTCTGCCAACCACTCTGAACTATCGTTACAACAGACCTCGTTATACAGCCAGATACATTCATTCTCGTTTTTTGGTGCCTCAGTGATTTTTTTGTTTTCACGTTTGAGTTGCCTGCTCATATTATGCCCCCTACGCTTTATATTTTGACCATTTACCCCTATTTCTACCCTCAGACGATAAAATATACACCTAAGTTCCAAAATGGCATTTACGGGCAAATTTGAAATTCTCCCCGCAGCGCAAGGCGGGTGTCTTACCCGCCCTTCAGCACCGCAGGTCAGGAGTTCTACATACCAAATGAGACTTGTAAGCTGTTTTTGTAAATATCTTCCACCTTGCCGGACTTGTAAACGATATATCCAAGTAATCCCTTTGCCATATATGCAGCCGATGGCTTATCAACCTTGTTTACCACCCTTGCTATGCCGAGTTCGTCAAGATGTTCCTTGTACCACGGCTTATCTGTCATGCCAAAAAGGTATTTAGGCATATCGTCACCCTCAATATCAGCTAATCTTCTACTGAGTTCTTTTAGCCCGATACGGCAATAGATATAATCATTAAGAGCCATTTTATAACTGTCAGACCTACGAATTTCTCTTATCGTGGTCTTAGGGTCTGGATCGTGATAAACGATTTTCTCAACTTCACCGTTCATGTAAGTTATCACGCCAATTTCTGCGCCCTCTCTTAACGTTTGCTTCTCAGGGTGCTTTCTGGAGCAGTACATATCAAGCCTATTGCTGACTTTTTTAATGTTCAATTCGTTAAGTAACGTACGATACCACGTTTTATCAGTGATATGCTCAACGGCGTCCGGGGTTTCTTCGCTTGCAATGTTCATAGCCAGATTCCAACGTTTGCCGAGTTCTTCTTTGCCGATCTTGCAGAAAATATAATCTTTTACCAACTCTTTGTAGTTTTCGGGAACAACATACTTCCTGCCTCCCTTAATGTTCGGTTTTCTATGTTTCAGCTTTTCCCTACGGGTATCTTGCCAACTATGCGCTGCCACATGGCAAGAGTGACAAGCCGGGACAAGATTTCTAAATGTGTCTTGCCCGCCTACCTCAATCGGTATCGAATGGTGCCATTCGATGTTTTCACTACTTCCGCAAGACACGCACCTAACTACACCGTCTATGTCTTGCCATTTTTCAACCAACAGTTTTCTAACTCGCTTGCTTTTGATTAACTCATTGTTTCTATCCATGTTTTTCGCCCTTCCTGTAATCAGTTTTTTGGTTACAAGAAAGACCTAACCGATAGAACGGGCACTGATGGGGATCTGATTGCGGTATTCGTCGATTTTAGAAAGACGCAATTATTTCGCCTAACTATAACTTTAACGAATTTTAAGTGCTATATCCTTAATCCCTTTAGTTTAGTTTATATATTACAGTATCAGTTGTCCCTACACAAGTTGTGTCGGGACCGTCTATACACCGTGTCAACACCCTGTTTAGACCGTCTATGCGCCCTTATATTATTTATATATCTATCTCTTATCTCTAAATCGCCTAAAGTTATGAGTGGTATTCTTTAAAGGTCTAACAGTAATGGTGTTATGAGCCATATATCTTCAGTACAGCTAAATGGTGTATGCCTAATCACTAAAGCCTTAGATAATGTTTTGGCAATGTTTAATATTGCCTCTTAACTTTAGTTATGTTCTGTCCTCAGAGGTCGGATTTTTGTTTTGTCGGTAGGTCGGGGGCTAAATTGCGGGCCCGGGGTCCAGCTCCCACAAACCCCCGGGGACCTACCCACGCACAACAGGAACGGAAAACAAGCGGGGACTTTTTCGAGATTTATCTATCCGGGAGCAAGCTCTTTTTCGGGCCTAAAATGCGCATTATTTCGTTAAACTCAAGTTTAGCGAAATAAACAAATGTTCTAAAAAATTGCGAAAAGCCCCATAAAATCAAGGTTTTTTCGCATTATGTAAAAATCATATTTTTGCTTTTTGTCAGTTATGATCCGTTTGTACGTCAGACAAAGACAAATTATCATGCTTTTTATCTTGAGAAATCGATAACAGGTCCGGCAGCACGTCCACGGCGGCGGCCTCCTGACGATCATTCACGGGAGTATTTAATTTATATTTATAATTTCCGGCAGCCAACTTGAGAAGCGGTATTTTGCTATTCTCAAAGTCACTAACAATGGCGTTTTTACTGTTTTCTAATGCAATTTTGTAAATATCGCTATATCCTGAGCTTAGCCACTCTTTTAGAGTATTCTCTCCGATTCCTGAAAACAGATAAAAGCCTTCAATACTGCATATAAACCCATAAAACCCACATAGTTTTTGATAAACCTCATAGCATAGTTTAACTTTTTGGGGATCATAATACGGTTTATTATAATTATTATATATTTGGGGTTTACATAATAACTCCAGATTAACCCTATAAACATTATCACATACCCGGCCTAAAAGGTAGGTAAATTGAATATAATTAAACGCCGGATAGATTTTTCTATTATCCATCGGCTCGGCGTATAAAAGTCCCTCATCAGCTATAATTTTATTAATCCATCCCCGGATATACTCCAAATAGGCCCCTATATCATTTAAAATTATATCGTTGCTATTTTCAACAACCCCGGTTATAATTTCGGGGTTTTTATCCTGATCTTTATTAGCTGTTTTATATTTACTCATGGAACTATATCACCCCCAAAAAAGAAGTTATTGCAATAATATTTAACAATAGTATTTATCAATACATCATATAACGTTATACAATAGGCTTGAAAAATTCGGGACCCGTAAAAAGTCCCGGCTTTTTCTGGAACTAAAAAATTGAATTATCCAAACGGGAGGCCCGTGACATCAGAAAAGCCCGGAAACGCTCCCGGCGTTGTTTCCTGATAATTTAAATCATTATTTATTAAGTCTTTTATATATTCAGTTAGATTTTTAAATCCTTTATCTTTTGCTCTTTTCTCAATTAATGCTTTTTGGCCTTTTGGGATTGCGATCCCTATACGATCATAATTAGCATTTATATATTTGTTTTGTCTGTCAAGCTGTTTTCTTTTCTGCTTTTCAAGCTTTTCAAGTCTCTCAATTTGCTCTTTATCCATGCAGGCGGCCCCCGTTTGTTTTTCTGTATTACAAAATATCATTTAAAAAAATAGTTGTCAATACGTTTTTTAATATTTTTCGCAATACGTTTTTGCAAGTAATTATCAATACTATTATTAATATCATTTATCAATACTTTTTTAAATATCTTTTTGCATACGTTTTACAATACGTTTTTGTTATGCAAAATGCACAATAAAACCCCGTATTACATAATACGTTTTTGTATATATTGACGTATTTAAAAAAGTTTGCAAAAAAGTATTGCGTAATACGAAAAAGTGTGATATATTATTCTCACAACAAAAAACCACATCACACAAAACAAAGGAGGTTTATTTTATGGTATTTTCAAAATTTTACTTATGCCCGGTTGACGGGAGAAAATCATTCTACAATAAATGTTATGTAGAAAGAATGGGAAAAACTGCAACTCTTTATAGTTACAACGCAAAAATTTGTAGTTATAACACAGAAACAAAGGAACTCACAAAGTATAGTGCTTTTAACTACTCACAGACAACCAAAAGACACCAAAAAGCATTTTTTGAGTATTACGGCATAGCCTAAAAAGGAGGTTTTAGTTATGAATAAAGAAGAAACTTTATATTTGAATCCGTGGGAGTTTAACGCTGCAAGGATTTTACAAAGGATTGAAAAGTTGGTATTTGATAACGGCGGGTGCATCGTTTCTACATGGGAAAAAGAACTCACAAAATATAACCTGATCCCACGCACAACAGATTATAGAAACGAAACAACGATCTATAAAGAAAAAGCAATCACAACAAATTATAGAAATTATATCAATTTCATGTTAGATGGTTTTGTTTACTCTTTATCATTCGATGATAACCCATTTTTCGAGCATTATTTTTTAAAGAAGCCCATCGGGAGTGATTTAAAAGTACAATACAAGTATTATCTGGAAGAACTAAACAGGGACTTTTTATATGATTGCCTATTTCATATTGATTGCAGCATAGAAGAAATAAAAGAAATTGCTAACCTGATTTTCAATCAATTAATCAGCTTTAAAGGCTATAAAATAGCGACAACCCGCCGCCGAAAATATATTACATCATACGGGAGCGGCAAAAACTCACATCATTATTATTATGAAAATATCCCGGATAAAGAGCCGACATATAATCAACAGTATTATATCATAAAAGAAGCATAAAAGCATAGCCCCTGAAAACAGGAACGCCGGGAGCAAACTGCAAACGGCGGCCGGGTCCGACTCCCGGCGGGGGCCTCCTGAAAAGGGAAAATAAACCACATCACAACAAAATAAAAGGAGGTTACAAGCGCATGAAACAACAAACATTTATTGCCTATCTGGAAGATCAAAACTTTAAAATGATAACATTTGAACGGTTTTCCTGTAAACGGCTTGAAACTGTAATAAACCAAATGAAAGAATTATTAAAAAGCTCTTTATACCGGGCTTGCACAAAAGAAGCCGTTAGCGTGGCAATTTATAAAACCCCGGATGGATATAGCAAGGAGGATAATCCCTGTTGTTGCTTTAATATTAATAAGGAGGTGTAATAAATGAATATTGACAATTTGAAAAATGATCTTTTATACATCAGCACAGAAAATATTGCAGAAAAAATTTATAACCTTGCTTGTGATATGGATTTTAACGATTATCAGGAGCAAAAGCAAGAAGAAATAAACCAAATAGAAGAAGCACTCTATACAATAAAAGTATATTGCGAAAATGAGCATAACCGGGATTATTGGCGTTATTTGTTTTTAGCACTTGCTAAAATGTGCGGGGAGGTGTAAAGGCATGGCAAAAACTAAAAAAGGATATATTAATATTATTCAAGAAGTTAACAAGTTGATACAGGAAAAGAGAAAAGAAAAGGGCCGTTTTTGGTATTGTTACCATGAACAAGATAATATTGATCTTTACGGGGTAGATTTAAACTATATATGGGATGTAGAAATAGACTTGACACAAACAAGTTATAACCTTGATTTTAAGGTTAGCACATATCAGAGCCGCAACGAAAATATATATTTTTATATATCGCTTTACGATTATGAAACAAAAAAAGAGTTTGCTGCCGGGTATTATTACATAAAAAATTATACCGGGACTATTGGCAGCCTTGAAACAATAGCACTACTTGACATAATCGAGGCCGGCACAAAACTCACACACACTATATATTGGAATCATTAAAAATCAAATATAATACAGGGGCTGGAAAAAAGCCCCATATATTTTTACATAAGGAGGTTAAAACATGGATATTAATTCATATAGTTATATAAATTATAGTTATGATAT